GATTCAGCACGATGGCTCTGTGCGTGATGCTGTGGGAAACATTGTTCAGTTTGCCTATGGTGAGGATGGTATCAACTGCACAAAGATTGAGTCCCAGGCCCTAAACTTGGGTGCAATGACAGAGGCCGAAATCCGGGCGGCCTACGTAGTGCCTGGCGCCCCTGCCGAAGTTCAGGAGGCCTACATCAAGGCGGTTATTGATGACCGCCGCCTGTTAGTCGAGCGTGTCTTTCAGCGCAAGCTGGAGAAGCCCGATAAGCAGAGTGTTTACTACCCTGTAAATCTGGAGCGCCTAACACACACAATTGCGCGCCACGCGCAGTTTACAGGTAAGGAGAAGAAGGTGGAAGGCACCTATGTCTTGGATAGCATCAATCGCATTATGGAGCGCACAATGTCGAAGAATCGTCTTTGGAAGGCGCTTTTGCGCTACCACCTAGCACCTCATCGTATTAGCAAGCTGGGCTACAGTCGTGAGACATTTGATATGCTCTCTGAGCAAATCATTCTCAAGCACTGGAAGGCCATGGCTAATCCTGGTGAAATGGTGGGGATTATTGCTGCCCAGTCTATTGGTGAGCCTTCTACACAGATGACGCTTAACACGTTTCACCTTGCCGGTGTTGCTGCTAAGTCCAATATGACTCGAGGTGTGCCCCGTTTGAAGGAGCTTCTCAAGGCTACCCGTAATCCCAAGGCTGTCAGTTTGACGGTCTATTTACGTAAGGATTTGCGTGCCTCTAAGGACGAGGCTCGTCGTGTTGCCCAGGAGCTGGAGTTCACGGTATTACAGGACCTTGTAACGGTCGCGCGTATATACTTTGACCCACGCGACGAGGCCAGTTTAATCACTGAGGATGCAGAGTGGCTGGCGTTCTATGCTGGCTATGAGCGCGCTCTAGCGGAGGCCGCTGACCCTGCACCCCGTGCTACCGCCGCTGCTCCTACCGATGCCACGGAGGATGTTACAGCTGCACCACAAACAACTGGTGCCGAGCCCGGCCAATCCAAGCGCAGCCCCTGGATTCTACGCCTGGAGCTGGCACGCGAGAAGATGTTTAGCAAAAACATCACAATGGATGATGTTGCCTTTGTATTAAATCAGAAGTTTGCTGGCGAAGTCACAACGGTATACAGTGATTACAACGCTACCCGCCTGGTATTCCGCATGCGCTTGAACGAGGAGGATTCTGACCCCCTTAACAGCTTGAACCAGCTGAAGGCCATTCAGAACAAGATTCTCATGGGCACAATTGTGCGCGGTGTTCCTGGTCTACGCGCAGTGTCTTTCAATAAGACCACCGACCAGTATGAGCTCCAAGACGGTAAATATGGGGCCGTTGACCAGTTTGTCTTGGATACCGATGGTTCAAACTTCTTGGATACAATGTGCCACCCCGATGTGGACCCCAGCCGTCTACTCAGCAACAACGTGCATGACATTTTCGAAAACCTGGGCATTGAGGCCACACGCGCTGTTCTGTTTAAGGAAATCAGTTCCCTGTTCGAGGAGACATACGTGAACTACCGACACTTGTGTCTATTGTGCGATGTAATGGCTGCCCGTGGACGCCTCATGTCAATTGACCGTTATGGTATCAACAAGAACAACATTGGCCCCCTAGCCAAGGCATCCTTTGAGCAAACAGAGGATATTATGTTGCGTGCTGCCCTATATGGTGAGCTGGACCCGGTCACAGGGGTCAGTGCCAACATTATGACGGGCCAGCCCGTGCGCGGAGGCACATCGTTCAGCCAAATCTTGCTGGATGAGGAGGCCCTAATCAAATATGTTCAGGAAGCACCCGAGGACAAGCGCTTTGACCCTGGCTACGAGCGCCCCCTTCCAAGTGACCAGGAGCTGGATGCCGATGTGTATGCCCGTGAGACAGGTTATTGCTCTACAGGCAATATACAGATGGATACAATCCTGCCTGCCCTGCAGGAGGGTCAGGAAGATGAGGACATGCCCGAAATGGACGTAGTGTTGGTAGATGAGTAAATATAATAAGTAAATAATATAAAGATACAGAACTGCAAGTTATGCCAAATAATATTTTTCATAACTTATAGAGGGGCAAGCATAATGAACGTGCCAGGTGACCAACTTAGTATAGGCCAGTTTTATATTAAAATAGGTGGGCGTCCCCCCAATCATGTATTTCGTGCAACAGTTCAATTGAGTCCACGGGCACGTTACATTCAGGTTGTGCCAACCCTAACTCCTGAAGACACAGGCGCATCGTGTTCCGTTGCTGATTATTTTTCACCAGACGCCCCTGTAATAGCAGATTATAGAAGGATTGTGCAGGGCACCGTCGGCAATTGCTGGCTTCTTGCGCCTATGTGTGCATTAGCAAGCTCGGCCCAATTTAGACCACAATTAAACACACTTGTTACAGTAAATCCTGAACCACGCACATATACAGTTAGATTTTTCAGCGTCGAAGGGGTTCCACAGGAAATAACGGTGACAGGTCATTTGCCGTTTCTAACTGCTGAAGATACTGGTAAACAAGCAGAACTATTGTATGTTGGCCAACAATTACATTTAGCCACTGTGGCACCTTCAAATGCCAATTTGACTCCTAGTTTTATTGAAAAAGCCTTGGCACAATATTCTGGTGGCTATCAGGGGCTTGATGGCGGAGACCCACCAGACGCCAGGCAGGCTGATGAAGGATTTATGATGCTAACAGGCCGCGCATGTATCACATTATTGCCCGAAGAAATATCATTGGTAAATCTACGTGCATATCTGGCTGCTGGTTGTGCAGTAGTATTTACAACAAAACCAAATGCTGAATCAGCGCAACCCATGAAATCAGAACCAACCGACGAGCCAGAATTTAGAAATTTATTGGAGGACCACGCATATATGGTGAGTAGTGTAACGGCTACCAGGGTTATTTTATATAATCCACATGGGGAAACGCCAGAGCTTGCACATAATGTAGCTGCACCTTTGGAGTGGGCCGATATTTTAGCAGTAGGGGCCCGTTTTGATATATTAGTACCTCAAGCCCAAGGTGGTAAAAGAAAAACAAAATCTAAACGGCGGCAAAAGCGCCGCTCATATAAACGCTCTACCTATTAGGTGGGTTCGATGAATGAATCGGAACTTTTAGCAATATCACGTTTTCAATCTATTTATGGCTGTCCCAAACCTGGTGCAACAGGTCCCACTGGTCTTCCTGGGACAGCCACAAATACTGGTGCAACAGGCTCAACTGGCCCAACGGGTTTCACTGGTCCAATGGGAATAGCAATTAATACAGGTGCATCAGGGTCAACTGGGCCAACAGGCCCTTCATCAGCCGGAACCAGTTATGTTGCGGGAAATGGACCTTATGTAGCTAGCGTCGGATTGCTAACAACAACGGTCGGAACAACCCAAACACGTCTCTATGAGGTAGGGCCTGTGTCAGCAACAGCCTCAACAAAATTTCTTGTAATGATGAATGTCTCCTTTACGGCAGGCAACCATCGTGTTGAAGCAACAGTTGGGCGTGCTACAGCCTCTGGCGCAACAGCTGCAAATTCAACAAATATAGTTTCAGACGCAACCCCCTTGTTTTACCAGTAACATCAACCGCTTATTTTATGGCAGCTACACCTCAAGGTATTAATAATGAAAATTTAAATTTATCCGGGTTTGCCTTAGACACACCAGGTGCAGGCACATTTTATTACACTATTTGGATGAGTAGCCAGGCTTCACATAATTATACTACTATGGCAGCTGCACTAACCGTATTAAAAGTCCAATAAACAAAAGGTCTAAAGTGACCATTCCATACATACATCAGCTACTATGGCAAAATCAGCAGTTGTAACTATGTATTTTAATCTTAAAAATCTCAAAGATGCAAGTGCCCATACCCGCCCGTCGGAATTCTATCTTAATCACGGACACGGAACATTACAGCTTCAAGCACCTATGATAATATTTTGCGATGAAATAACACAACCCCTTATTCAAGCTATTCGCGATACGTATGTTGCTCCCGCAAACTTTCCCACAGTCTATATTGTAAAAAATTTCACATATTATGATTATTACAACCAGCTCTGGCCATTAGTAGTAGAAAATCGCAATAAGTCATCCGAATATAAAAATCCAGGCGACCGCAATACAGCATCATACTATCTGGTTTGTATGTTTAAAACAATCGCCTTACAAATTGCCGCCCAGCGTAATGATTTTGCCGCCACGCATTATTTCTGGATTGACTTTGGCTGTAGTCATGTTGCTGGACCAAATATAAGTGAATCAGCGCATAGAATGTTGGCAAACCCAAAAGATAAGGTTACGGCTTTATATATACATTATCGTGGTTCAGCCGAACTAAAGGATACCGAAAAGTTTCTTCACAAGACTCAATGTGGCATGGCCTGTACGGCATATTCAGTCGAAGCGAAATATGTAGATAAATTCTATTCATGTATGTGGTCAATATGCTATGACTTATTATATAAGGGACTTGGGCACGGCGATGAGCAAGTAATGACCCTTTGTTATGATAGGTACCCAGAATTATTTAACTTGTATTATGGCGACTACTACTCGGTATTGGCAAACTACCATCATGTGCGTCAAGATTGGAATTCCGTAATATGGCATTTTATAAAAAATGCCCTGTCTGCAAGCCGCAAGGACCTTGCATTACAGGCTGCGCATAATATACTTGAATCCGTTAACTTAAAATTATTAGTTTTACCAGATGAACAAAAAGCATATATAGAATTTCTTGTATCTACACAATAATATTGAAGGCTAAAGACTGCACTCATATACAAGGTATGGAGCATCCAAACATTGTACATGGTCCACCGTGGACATGGTGGCCAGGTGGACCACCGCTAACAAACATAATATATGATATTGTAGTGGTGCCGCCTGGTTTAATAAAGTATGATAACTGGCTTTGCTCACCTATACTAACACAGACGCAGGCGGCTAAAAACAAAATCGACGCAATTCAAGTCCAGGGGGTGTGGGATGATTATAAAAAGATAACAAACCCATACGAATATGTGTTTCTATCACTGAATCGTCGTATGAGCCGTTCTGTAACTACGCGCCAACCGTTAAGCCGCTCATATTTCAAAATGCAAGAGCTTTGGATAGGCGCTGAAATACAAAAAGAACTTGCGCCATTAATTGAACGTGCTGGCGGTTTGTATACAGCTCATGCAGCTGAAGGGCCAGGTGGATTTATTGAAGCCATACATGATATGCTACCAGGCAAGGTTAAACATAGCATGGGTATGACACTACGTTCTACTACGCGTAACATTCCTGGCTGGCGTAAAACGTCGGCCTTCCTCGGTAAACATCCAGAAATCACTATTAATTATGGCAAGGACGAAACCGGTGACCTGCTAAATCTCGAGAACTTGGACTATTTTGTTGAAAGCCAGCCTCAGAAGGCTCACATTTATACTGCCGATGGCGGATTCGATTTCAGCTCTGATTTTAATGCACAGGAGGAAACAATACTTCCGCTGTTAACAGCGGAGTTCTACTTGGGTCTTACTTCTATTCAGCGGGGCGGAGTTATTATTGTAAAAATCTTTGATACCACGTTGCGCCCTACCTTAGAACTTATTTGGATTGTTACACGCTGCTTTCGGACGTGGTCTACCGTTAAGCCGCGCACCAGTCGCGGTGGTAATGCTGAGCGCTATCTTATATGCAAGGGCTTTCTTGGACTGGACTCAACAATGAATGATTTCTTTCGTAAGGCTATTACACAAAAGTCAGGCGACATTAAATCGTTTCTAAACACAAAACCTGATAGCAGTTGGATTCAAACAATGATGATTCTGCAGGAGGCAATATCCATCCAAGAAACTGACATTATTCAGAAGACATTAAAACTCATAGAAAATCCTGAAAAATCGTGTATTCGTGCATTTATTGAGCAAAACGTAGAACGTTC